CCCTTTGACCTCATGCACGTATTTAACTTCCACCTTGAGTCCGAAACCTCGGGCCACAGCCGCAAAGATTTCACCTAGATCCACTAATCTAACCATTTAGAATCCTTCCTTATGTTTAGGGACAACCCAATCCTAATACTTGTGCGAGTCTACCTTCCCTCTTCAAGTAAGCGGCAGGGGAGTGCTCCGCAGTATCGTACTCCAGAATCTCTACCCCCGGGACATCTCTTAAATGCGAGGCATACTTCTGATCAATTTCACAACGTTCGCCCACATGAAGTAGGAAACGTGTCTTGGTGTTTGACATCAGAAACGGGCGCAGATCGTAGTAGGTCTGGTCAGGGGCCTTTTCATAGACCACTTCCATTTCTGCACCCCACCACTGGTACCCAATCCCGTACTGCTCTCGTAATTCTCGGGACAAAAACGTCTGGGGTCCAAATGCATGCACAACATCGGCACCTAATAGGCTTCCAAAGAGTAGGGCCGCATACGCCCCCGCTGAAAGTCCTATACATGTGACTTTGGTGGGGTTGATTTCGTTTACAATCTCTTGTAGTTTAGAACGCACTGCCGGAACAGAGTTGAGGTTTGTGTCCAAACCCTTTTGATACCATAGCAGCTGAACATCCTTACAGAAGATCTTGGAACAACCATCCCCGCTAGTAAACTTGTAGAAGTCGTGTCTAACCTCAAACAGCCCCAGGGGCAGGCCCGCAAACGCGATGGTTAGCTTATCATTGCCCTTCTCAACCAACAGCGTGTCGGTCTTGTTGTCCCTATCCTCTGTGTCCAAAAACCACCCCAATCACACCGTAGTTCGCGCGCGTACCTGTAAATTTGGTATGATCTTTTTCGGCATCTATCCGATACCACTCTGACAAAGTGAAGTAGTCTTCGCTGCGAAGTTCACAAGCAGAGGCTCGCACTAAAACCAGGGGTGCAAATAGAGCCTTGAGGGTTTCCAGCGTGAACGTACGAAATCCCCATTTGGGATTTCCAGGTTCATCCGCTTTGAAGTTGTGACCTTGTCCATCAGTAAACCAAACCTCGTCCGGTCCAAAGGGGCAGGTTACAATCAGTCTTCCGCCGGGTTTGACGAGGGACACTAGCTTCGCGGCCACAAGCCTATGGTAGTCTAGGTTTACTGCGCCACGATCAAATTCGTATCTCTCGATACCGGCATGTTCAAAGCTGGATACACAGCATACGTTATCGAACTGCTCGAAAAACTCCAGGTCCATGAGGTCGCCTTTGATAAAGCGAAAACCTTCGGTGGTATCGGAACCATAAAGATCTATGGCCGTAACTGTAAGATCAGGTCTAGCCGCCATCCTGGCAGTGAAATGTCCTGGGTTGCAACCAAACTCCAGTACCGTACCTGGAATCAACTGTTGCTCAGTAAACGTTTCATCGATAGGACCAGACATTACGGGTAGTCCTGATACAGTTCCGCAAAGGGAAGCGGGTGGGTACCCATGTAGGTTAGCAACTCACTGTTGGTAGCCTTGGGGTTCTCCGTGAAAGCATAGCTGTCGAACTCACGCGTGGAAAAGTCGTAGGGCTTGAGTTCAGATTCCTTGGGTAGATTCTCTTCCGCGTGGAAGAAAGTATCTACGTTGCGAACGCGCTTGGCGATCAGATTAGGATCCCCAATACGAGAGTAATGATAAAGCCACAAACCCGATAGGGAGTGGACAGGTTGTGCGATGGGCATGCAGTTTTGTCCGTCGAATCCGTCATAGGTGTGAGTTCCCTTACGAGTTATCCGAGTGATCTGCACCGACCAATCGCGACGAATAGTGTGCAGATTACCATAAAAGTAAGGTCGGATGACGTCAAAACCATTGACCACATCGGGTGCTGTACGCACCAAGTCTCGAATCTTAGCATGATCGTCTTCATGGAAGGCCTCGTCCTGTTGCACACAAATGCGCCAATCGGTAGCAGGACTGCAGGCGTCCATAGCTACCTGGCTTTGGTGCCCAATCTCTAATCCCCTCTTCATGTTGGTCATATCCCAAGGGGATTCGAAGAGGGTGATGTCTAACTCGTCTCGTAGCTGTAGGGCCAGCTCATGGGTACCGTCGTCAGTAGCGGGGTCGTAAGCCAGCACCACTTCATCACAAATGGGACGAAGGGACTCTAGGCATTGGCGCAAAGGGTAGCCAAACTTCACAGAGTTCCTGGCGGCTACGCAACCGCTGATGTTACTTTGTCGTAGCAACATTCGACTGTCCTTCAAACCACAGAATCAGTTCCAATCCGTACTGATCAGGGCAATCTACTGTAGGGTTGTCCCGAACTCGCTTCCACTTGGAAGCATAGGCGGCCAGTTCATCGTCCTCACAAAGTTCTACTATGTGCGGACCTTCGGCCTTTGCGGATCCCCAACCTAAATCCTTCCAAGGTACCAGGAAGATAACTGCCTGCTTAGCGGCGGCGAGGCATTTGGGAAGAATAGTTCCCATGATCTCGTCTCTGGTGAAATGTTCCACAGTATGGCTGGAGAAGATGTAGTCGGTCTCAGGGAATTCATCGGTCAGCACGTTGAAGATTCTAAACTCTACGTCTGGGTCTAAACCTTTACGGGCTTGCTCTACAATGTCAGTCGAGATCACTTTGGAAAAACGACCTTGCCGCTTGTAGAAGTTGGGGTGGACTGAGGATCCGCCACCAAAAATGAACAGTGATGATCCCGGCAGACACTCTGAAAGAGCCTCTTCATAGTTGCGTCGAGCGTCATCATACGCTATAGGGTTTACTTGTTCGGCAGAATACTGCGAGACATAATCGGCACGGTAGTCTTCTTCCCGTGTGGAGGTTGCGCCAGGAGCTTCCTTTATCCGCGTAGCGGGGTCGGCCATTATGGGCTGCCACTTCATTTAGAGGCCACCACATGCAGTTCCCAATCGTTTTCTACTACCCGCCGAACATTTTGGAATCCGGCTTTTTCCATGCGCACCTTGAAACTTTCGAAGGTGTACAATGCCTTGTGGGCACCCCATTCAGTGTACTTACCTGGGGATTTGATCTCCCCATCCCGAATGTAGCCCCGTGTCCAGCAGGGATTACCCGAGATCTTCTCCCATCCGTCAGGTCCGCCCGGATGATCCGAGAAGCCCCCGAAGATAGCGATCATGATCTCTTCCGTGGAGTGTATTCCCTCCACATACGCCCGACATAGGAAGTCCAAGTCGGGCATCTTGATGGTGATTTTGGCTCCCGGCTTCAAAACTCGGTACCATTCCCGAAGTACGTCCAGCACCTCGGTATAGGAGAAATGTTCTACGGTTTGAGCCGAGTAGATTTCATCTACCGAGCTATCCGACAACCAAGATAGGTTACGAACATCAGCTTCGATGTCCACATTGCCTGTCTTGACTGCATCTACATGGGTGTAGCCGGGCTCCCCATGCGGACCAGACCCCAACTCCAAACGAACTGGTTGGGTATTAGCTGTCGTCCCGTACTGCTGCACTCTTAGTTCCATTCTCTCGGAAAGCCAACCCATCCTTAGCAGGGTTGAGTCCCACGTTGATCTTGGCATCCTTCTCCGGGATCTCGTTGCGCAGGATTGCGCGAGCGAGCGGAGTAGCCAAGTGCTTCTTCACGGCGCGGCGCAGTGGGCGGGCCCCGAACTTCTTGTCGATACCCTTATCCAACAGGAAGGTCTTGGCGGCAGGCGTTACCTTGATAGAGATTGACTTGCTCTTCTGGATTTGATCACCCGTTTCAAGTAGAATGATGTCCAGAATGTGCATGAAGTCGTCGTTGCCCAGGTCTCGGAAGTGAACAACCTCGTCCACTCGATTCAAGAACTCGGGCTTGAACTTCTTCTTGAGGGCCTCTTCTCGGGCTTGGGCAGACTTGCTATCAGAGGTGGATGCCACGTCTCCAAAGCCTACCGTCTTACCCAGATCTCCGACTTCCTTGACCCCGATGTTCGAGGTCATGATGATTAGGGTCTCGTTGAAGGGAACCTTCTTACCGCCCTTAGACTCGGTCAAGATACCATCGTCGATGATCTGTAGCACACGCTCGTGGAAGTTGTTGTGGGCCTTCTCGATCTCGTCGAACAGCACCACGGAGAAGGGATACTTCGCCACTTCCTTGGTCAAATGCCCACCGTCGTCATAGCCTACGTAGCCCGGAGGAGATCCGGTCAACTTGGCTACCTCGTGCGGCTGCTGGTATTCCTGACAGTCCACTCGAACCAGATGGGCTCCGAGCGTATCCGCCAGAACCTTGGCAGTTTCGGTCTTACCAACACCAGTCTTACCCGTGAACAGCAGAACACCGATCGGTTCATTGGTGCGCTTGAGGCCCACCGATGCCCGATGCACAGCGTCCGCGATGTTCTCGATGGCTTCGTTCTGTCCAACCACCTTGGTCTTCATGTCCGCAGATAGCGACAGTAGCTTCTCGTGAGTCAAGTCAGTAAACTTGATCCCTCGCTTGCGGATGATCCTGTCCTCATTGCTGGCTGCCGCAATGCGGCGGTTGTTAGTGCGCGGAGGAGCAGCGTAGCGGCGGCGGTATTCCTGGCGAATCTCCTTGAGATTGACGTCCTCGATCTTGAGAAACGGATTGTACACAACGGCGATATCGTACAACTCGGAAACCAAACCCTCAGGCTTGTGCTTCTTGGATACCCCCATCTTGTCGAGAAGATGAAAGACATCCGAGAAGTCTTCCACGCACAATTCCACCACCAGTAGGTGATATCCCCTTTCCGAACGGAACGGGGTACCACCCAACAGCTTGATCAAAGACTCTTCGCTCTCTTCATACTGCCGAATGTTGATGTGGATGCCCGGAGTCTCCCACTTGTGCCCTACCAAATCATAGGGAACATTGTCTCCAGAACCATTGCCACCACCAGTGGAATCCGCAAACGGATTGTCCGACGGCGGTTCCGGTCCAGAGAAATTGGTGTCATCGGGTTCATCATCTGGATCTCCGAGCAGAGGGCCACCCTCGTCGTCTTTGGCTGGGGCACTGATGATCACACCCGGGCCAAAATTGGAGAGCGGGGGATCCTGTCCCCACAGAGGATTGCCCGACAACGGACGCGGAGTCTCGCTATCCCGGAGGCTGCCCTTGGTCTTCAACACGTTGTTCTCGTTGATCACGATGTTCTCCGGCTTGAATCCGGGGCTATGCTTGTAGACCAATGCCAGCGACTCTCTTCGGATTTCGGCAAAGCGGGTAAGCAGCTCACTACGCTTGCGGATATGATAGAAGAAGGGGCCAGAGTTAGCCAGACAAGTGGTTAGAACAAAGTCCTCATAGAGGTGCTGATAGATCAGACCTTTTTCGGACGCCAATAGAGACAGCCGATCGTTCACGTCCTCTTCCGGAAACTCCAGAATCAGGATGTTGAAATCGGCAGACTCCAATAGCACATTGCGCGTGATATATGTATCGGCCAAGACTCTTCTCCTAGAGTTGAGAGGCTTTGATTACCTGAATAGCCTCAGCGTGGGACAGCTCTTCAAAAGACTGCTTGGGGTTTCCAAGCTCGTCCATCACACCGGCGAGCGCAATCATGTCCGGTTGGGAAAGACTCTTCTTTTGCGAGAGATTGATCAGTGCATTCAGCTGGGTGGAGTTAGGACCTACACCCACGGTTCGGCTAGCGAACGGGTTGGTCTTCGGAGCTGCAGCAGCTACGCTTACCGGGCGAGGCGGGGCAGCTACAGGGGCCGGAGCGGGAATTGCCGGCTTGGCAACCGTGGCCGTTCCGTTGCCCGGTGCGCTGAACGGGTTCGGCTTCCGAGCCGGCGCAGCCTGAGGGGCAGCGACGGGAGCCGGAAGGGCCGGACGAGGCGCAGGGGGTGCTACCGGAGCACTTACTGCGGGCCGCGGAGGAGCCGGAGGAGCTACAGGTCCAGCTGGGGCTGACGGAGACGTCGGAGCCCGGGGCGGAACAACCGGCTTGGCAAACTTCGAAGCAGTTGCCGCAGGAGACTCTTCGTCCTGATACAACTCAATGGCCACACCAAGGAGGGTGGCTGCCTTCTTCATACCATCGCTGGCTGCGCCCTTGAAGGCTTCACCAGGACCCATACCTCGACCCACATCGCAAGAACCAAATTGGGTCTTGGTGATCGGATTCCCTTCCGCATCCCACACGGTAAGACGCACGCTTACAACAGCGGTGTCCCCGTGCATGACCTGGGAGAGGATATCCGTACTCCAGCGGTACTCAAAGGCTTCGTTCAAAAGGTCAATCACAAAATCGGGGGTCACATAATCAAAAGTCAGACCACCCTTTCCAGGCCGCTGCCGAACCTTTTCTCTGGGCAGCGGTCGTTCAATCACAGTCTTGGCTAAATCGGTAAGGGGCATTCGTTATTCTCCATGCTCAGGAAGTTCGAGGTCTTCGACTTCCGTCTGAGGCTCGGTGTATACTTCCCCATTCGGTAGAGCCATTCCATCGCGGGGGAAAATCCTGGTCTTCGTGATGCGATCGTTCAATCGCAACTTCTGGAACAGGAAGAACTTGTTTATTTTCGGGTCGTTGAGCAAACACAAAGCGACAGCAATGATGTGCCAATTGCTACCTACTCCAATGGTTAGATCGCCAATACCCTCGAAGTGCTCGACGCGCAATGTATCCAAAGGGCTCGGCGGCTGCATGCTATCGGGAACGTTCTCAAGTTTGACGCTCATGTAAATCTCCTTCTACAATCCAATTATACGAGATAGGGGACTATAAATCAAGCCTTGCTGAACAATCTCAGTCGGTGCTCATACCAATCTTCCAGGATGTTGGAGCTGCTGTGGACTTTGGAATCACCGACACCGGTGACTACGTCGATACCCAGCCGCTCGCAAGTCTGCCATTCCGGAATGGTATTGGCATCTACCCTATCGCCACCCTTGGTGAAGATATCGGGAATGATACTTTCCAGGGCAACATTGACCGTAGTATCATTTTCAATCTCGAAAGGTACCACATAATCAACCCCACGAATGGCCGAAACGATTTCGCTTCGGGTCTTGAGGCTCATGAAGCGGCGGCCTTTCTTGTGATCCAGGAACCAATCACCGTTCACTATCACTACCAACAGATCTCCGTATCGCTTGGAATCTACGATACAGGAAATGTGGCCGGGATGGATGGGGTCATACCCACCAGAGGTGAGAATCAAGGTTCCTTCTAACGAATCACGAATGGCTGAAAACTCAGCTAAAGACATAATGGGGGCAAAACTAATCTGGTGCATGTTCTTTTTCGTACTCCTCAAATGCTTTGACTACATCGATAACCACTTGGCTGCGGACAATGTCGTTCCTATCGAACTCGATTATCCCCACATCCGGGGTGTCGTGTAGTACATCTTTCAATAGGTACAAACCGGACTGCTTTTTGTATCCAGGCAAATCTGATTGCCCAGGGTCGCCGTCAATCACTAGCTTGCAATTCTCTCCTACGCGCGTGAGTACCATCTTCAATTGTTCCAGAGTTGCATTCTGGGCCTCATCGAGAATGATGAAGCAGTTATTGAAAGTTCTACCACGCATGTAGGCTAATGGTGCTATCTCAATGTATCCTCGATCAATCTTTTCCTTGGTCAGTGAGATGCCAATGAGGTCGTATAGGGCATCATAGATTGGCCGCATATAGGGATCCAACTTATCAGTTAGATCGCCCGGTAAGAAGCCCAGCTTCTCACCCGCCTCGATAGCAGGACGAGTGATAATCATACGCTTCTTGTCTTTGGCCCAATGGTGCAACAGGGCCTCGTATACAGACAGATAGGTCTTGCCGCTGCCGGCAGGGCCTAATCCAATCGTAACTGTATTCTGCTCTATGCACTCCAAGTACCGCTGCTGCGTAAGGTTACGCGGCTGAATACTTTTGAGTTGCTTGTAAGGCATCCCTCGTAATTCTTTTTCTTCGCTTCTTCGTTCACTTCTAGGATTATCATCTGGTCGCGGTTGCTCGCGCCTACGATTCTTGTGTCTTACCATTCAGGGTTTCCGCCTCCTTGAGTCGAGATCCCTAAAAAGCATCTGGGTTGCTATACTTCCACTTTCCTGATGAACTCATCGAAGATCAACTGAAAAACATACTGCATCATGGGCTTATTGTATCTCTCTTTGTGCCCACAATGGCACTTGATATCAGCGACAGCCTTCGCTTTCTTCTGGTGTTCGGGGCACATTTTGGCGTACCCCTCCGCCCAGACCTCGTGTAGAAGAGCAAAAGATACCAGCGAAGAATCGCCACACTTACTACAAATCAACTTCACATAATGATTGGACATTCTTTGTTCTCCTGTGCTGGCAGGGCTCCGAAGAACCCTGGCAGCGGGGGCGACGGCCTGCGCCGGCTTCCACCAGTAGGTTTTTGGTTCCTACAAACCCGGGGATGCGTTTCCGCACCACCCCGACCAGGACATTTATAGTCTATCCACGACTTGTGAGGTCTCCCCTGCCCAGGGTATCCTGGGCGACCCACTATTCTTCGTCTTCCTCTTCCCGAAGAAGCATTGTCCTGACAAAGCGATCAATTTCTGGCTTGTTGTTAGTATCAATCAAGCGCTGAAACTCTTCTGCTTCTTCATCCGATAGAGAAAACTCGATAATTGCATACTTGTCTGTCTCGGGGCTGATAACATCTTCTTCTGCTTTGGTAACTAACCAATGAGTAAAAAACTCTCCGCAGTAATTGAAGTGTTTACCACACTTTTCGCACGCACCATCGACGCTCAGATCTTTGGGATAGTCACCAGTAGGATGGTCAGCCTGTACAGCTCGCGCCAAAAGATCCATCCGAAGAGACAAGTCAAAACCGCACTTCTTGCAAGTGAACCCGGCCATGGCTTCCTCCTAGCGGGGACGCGCTTGTGCTCTTAACCACTCCTGTCGTCTGCGCTCAACCCGCATTTGATTTTGGTCTATGTATTTGTAAGGACAAACTTTCCCTTCGCGTTCGTACAAGAGAGTACCTTGTACATCGTAGATACACGCGGTCAAATTCTGTGGCTTTCGGGCGTCGGGGTCTGGGTTCTTGTATGGTCCAGAAATACCCCCGCACCCATAAGGAAAACACGGGCCAGGTCCCTCACTAGGAGGCGAACTTGGGCCGGTATGATGAACGGATCCACGATCCCCGTCGTGATGGTAAACATGCACCCGGTCGTTGTAGGATCGACTTGGGTAGCGTCCAAAGCCATCCCCATAAGCAAGCCCAGGGAATAGTAGAATCGCTGCCGCAGCAAGTAGTGCTATGAGCGTCTGCAAATCTATTCCTCCAAGTCAATTATACGACATTTCTGGTGGTGGTGGGGGACTATTTGATCCCCCGCCACCAAAATTAGATGACGTCTACGTATCGCTGGGCGGTAATAGCCCAGGTGTTTCGTTGAACGTACTCCTGCTGCTTCTTTACCTGCTTTCGGTAGGCCACGTTGCTGGAAAAGAGCTTGTCGATCTCAGCTGCCAGCTCCTCAGCATTCTCCACCCGGGGTAAGGTTTCACCCAAGTCATAGAACAGGGGGACTTTGCTGACAATCGTGGGAGTTCCGTTGGCTAGGGCCAAGCGTGCGGCACCACTACTGCCGTAGACCACATGGTCTGGGTGGGCCGTATAGGGAAAGATAGCTACCCTTACGGTACGTAGGAAGTTGGCCAGGGATTCGTCGGACTGGAACCCTCGAATCACAGCCACATGTTCTTCCAAACCCTTCGACTGAATCAGGTCTACAATTCTCTGGTACTGCGCGTTGTGAATCTCTGGAACAAAGTTGCTTTCGGAGAACAAGATCAAGTAGAAGATGTCCGGATGCGTCTCTTTCAAGATCGCAACAGCATCCAAAGCTACATCCCAACCCTTGTATTCAAAACCAAAGCCAAACTGAAGTATAGTGTGCGGGCTGCGATAGATGTTCCACAGACGATGAACCTCTGTTATCTGCATACAGCCGTGAGGAATGACCTGAATGTTGCTGGCGATACCCTTTTCCAACAGAACTTCTTTGGCCAGGTCAGAATGAACGATGATGTTCTTACAGATGGCCTCACAAACGGCCTTGTCTCGATGCTTGTAAACACTATGGAGAACTACGTAGTAGTTGTAGTCCTGGATTTGAGAAATGAATCCCGTCCACTTACGCGCGTCCGGAAAGATTCCGTACTCGTGTTGGATGAAGATCACATCGGGATCATGCTTCTTTAGGGACTTGGTCAGCTTGGCCAAACTTTCTCCGCGCGACCAACAACGTACCACAAATGGCTCTTCAACTGCGCTCTGGCTGTGCTCAGCAAAGATGGTTACTTCGTGCCCAGCTGCTCGTAGTTCTTGAACCAGAAATTCGGTGTAAGTAGCAATGCCACAAGGAATACCCCAGACCCCGACCATGGCGATACGGAGCTTCGTCTTGTCAATCTGTCGCTTCTTTGCGATCAGCTTCCCGTCTTTGATGACGAAGTCTTGAATGATCTGCTTGGCAGAGTGGCGACCAATACCTAAGGATACTTCAGCTAATCCTTCCGCCTGTAACGGCGTACGACTAATCAGTCTGATTCGTCCGTCCTCGTGGTATAGGTACATTTTTCAGAGAGACCCCCAGGTTCGATTTATTGTTAGCTGCTTTAGCCATAAGTCTCTTACTGATTTCCTCGCGATTCTCGGTGAGGTAAGTGAACTTCTCTTGCAATACTCCAAGATTCAGTCCGTAGTAATCTGTGGAAAGTATTGATTCATCGAGGGACTCAAGATACCCCTTACTCTTGTCGTGATGCACAAGATCTAGGAAGGGTACTCCCGCGATGGTACAGAAAATGTCGGCATGTAAACGCATAGTGATGGCAAAATCCAAAGCCGACACCATGTCTAAACACCTCAAAGGTGGAATCGGATCCGTGATGCAGTGATACTTGTATCCGTTCTTCATCTTCCCAATCACGTCCAACGAGATGCGCCTGTCGTCCGGGGGTAAAGTAGACATAGACAGGAAGAGTACGTTGGCAAGCTGGCTTTCCAAGAATCGAGACAGCTCCAACTTGGTCTTCTCGCACTCAATGAACTTGAGAATGGTAGAATCGAACTTTGCACTCACGCAATCATTCAAGAAGACCCCGATCGTAGGTAGCGCAGGATTGATTCCTGGTAAATGGGCCAGATATTCCCGCCCTTCATCTAGATCAGGGGTCAAAGCAAATGCCAAATCAGGGATCAAAATGGCATCAGGGCGAGAGCCTACTACCAGATTGTAGGAGGCCTGGTCGCGCACCAAAACATGTTCCGCGCCAGACAAAAGCCCTACCTGGGAAGTAGATACCACCCC